ATCGCTTCTGACCCGTGGGGGTGGGGCGCTGGAAGTACCTTGACACGGGGGGTGGGGGTGTGTGCGTTGATGGCCATGTCACTTCACCCGGTTGAACTTTTCGGTGTAGTACTTCACTTCACGATCAAACAGGCTCGGGAACTTGTCGACCATGAAGCGCTGCACCTTGGTGTTGATGCGCTTGGTGTTGAACATCTGTGCTACGTCGATGGTTTGGATGGCTTTGATGGGCAGGCGCTTGGTGCCGACGCGGATCATCACGGTCTTGCCATCGTTGATCATGAAGGCACCAGGGATCAGGTGACGCGGCCCGTTGCGCTTGATCTTGATGGTGACGCCCTTCTTGGTCTGGCGTGCACCGAACGCAGCCACGTTGAGCGAGCGGCCACGCTTAGCGGGTGACTCCAATGACGCTTGCATGCGCAGCTCGCCCTTGAAGGCGTTGGCCTTGTTGATGCGCAGTGATTGGTTGATCTTGCTGGCCGTGATCATGAACTCTTGGCGGATCTCGCGGCTCATGGATGTCTTGGCCTGTGAGATGGTGGTGTTAAGGGCACGCGATGTGGCTTGGCGTGCGATGTCATCACGCAAGGTGTCGAGCGACCGCATCACATCGGGGAAGTTGTGGCGAATGTCGATTCTCATGCGGTCACCCCTGTGCGTCCATGGCCTTGATGGCTTGCAGCACCGCTGCCCGTGAGGGTGCGCCCTGGTGTCGGGCAATGGCTGCGAACATGGCCATTTGCGCGCCTTTGAGTGGCCGCGCTGATCGGATCAAGCGGGCGCAGCAGTGGGTGCAGGTCATGCTGTAGCGACCACTGAGCGGCTGTTGTTTTGAGTATTGGCAAGAGGTGCATGGTGTCTTTGTGTTGTCAGTCGTCATGGCCAAAGCCTTTTGGCTTGGATGAATAAGTGGCGGTGCGGGCGTTTGGGGCTTGGCCTGCCCAGCTGTCAAAGCGTGTCTGGTCCCCGATGTATGCGAGGTTGACCACACCGCAGCGGCCTTGGCGGTTCTTGGCGATGGTGACCTTGGCGTAATTGCGGAAGTCTTCGGGCAGGTCTGGCTTTTGCTGAATGGGGCGGTGCACGAACATGACCACATCGGCATCCTGCTCGATGGCACCAGAGTCGCGCAGGTCGGACAGCACAGGCGCGTGCTCTGCGCGGTCTTCCACCTTGCGGTTGACCTGAGCCAAGCACAGCACAGCAATGCCCAGCTCCTTAGCCAAGTTCTTCAAGCCCCGGCTGATCTCTTCCAGCTGGTAGGCGCGTTGTTGCTTGCCATCTAATCCGGACATCAGGCCGATGTAGTCGATGATCAGCACGTTCAGGCCGTGCAGGCGCTTGAGGTTTCGGGCCTTGCTGCGCACCTGGTTGATGTTCAGTCCGCCTTGGTCGCTGGCGTACCAGTTCAGGTTTTTGGCTTTCTCCACGCCATCGACCACGCTGTCCCACTGCAGGCCTTTGCTGGGCCGCTTGACGGTGGACAGGCTGATTTTGCCGAGGATGGCGGTTTGGCGGTCGCGCAGTTCGCTGTGCGGCATTTCCATGCTCAGCATGCCCACGGTGTAGTCGGCAGCCATGTGCAGGCCGATGCTCATGGCCAAAGCTGTTTTGCCCATGGATGGCCGCGCACCCACCACCACCAGCTCACCAGGACGCATGCCACCTTCGAGGATTTCGTCCAGGTCATACAGGCCAGTCGGCCATGCGGTGATCTTGCCTTCGGCCCGTGCTTCGATGGTGTCGATGTGGGCAATGGCGCCTTCATGGGCACTCACCCAATCGTCACGTGGTGCATCGTCGATCAGCTTGGACAGCTGGCCCTGCGCAGCCTCCACACGGTCCTCGATGGATCGGGCGTGGTCTTGGGCCAGTTCGGTGATTTCGGCGCTCACCGACAGCAGGCCGCGTGACTTGGCACGCTCGATCACGGTGTCGGCATAGCGGCGGATGTTGGCCGCGCTGGGCACAAACTGCGCCAAGGCGTTCAGGTCATCCAGCCCAATGCGGCCACCCATGGCCTGAAAAACAGTGATCACATCGGCCTGCTTGCCCGACAGCACCTGGGCGCAGACTTCGGCGTAAACCTCGCGGTTGACGGCGTTGAAAAAGTGCTCGGGCTTCAGGCGATCGCTCACACGGTCCAGCGCGTTGTTGTCGAGCAGCAAAGCGCCGAGGATGCCGGATTCGGCCTCATGGCTGGCCAGTTTGTTCAGGGTTTCGGTGCTCATGCTGCCACCCCTGCGTTGGCTTCGCGTTTGGCTTGCACGCCGGTGGTGGTCAGGGCGCAGGCGTCACCGGCAAAGTGCCAGAGCTTGAACCAATTGCCCCGCACGGCTTTGCGAAACACCGTCCGCCAGCAGCGGTAGCGCTTGGCGTTGGGCAGGCTGTAGCGCTCTCGAAACTCACGCCAAGCCAGCCGAAGGTGCTCACGCGGTATGCCCACGCTGTCGGCGTACTCAAAAACCGGATCGTCAGCCGGGATCGGGTCTTCGCCTTTGGCTTTGATCGTGGTCAACCAGGTCGGCAAGCCAATCGCCGAGTTTTCGGTTTTTGCCCCCGTTGGGGGTATGGGGGTATTTATACTCTTCTCTTCTCTTTCTCTGGGTAACGCTGTTTGATCGCTTTTTTCTGTTTCCGGTAACGCTGTGAGCGTTACTTGTGCGTTACCGTCAATGCCTTGATCTTGTGTTTTTGCTTGCTTGTCAGCGTTACCGCTTTTGCAATTTGCGGCGCGTTTTGCTGTCTGGCAGCGTTTCTTTGCGCTGCTACCGTTGTGGTCTTCAAAGTTTTGGATGCGCACGCCTTCAGGGTGATCAGCCAGCCAGCCAATGTCGCACAAAGCCTGCCCCAAACCCTTCACGCCAGTTTTGCGGTCGATGCCTTTGAGTGACAGGCCGTGCATGATGCCATCGGTGCTGTGCTGGTCTGCAGCCGCCCAAAGCCAATACAAGCCACCAACCACTGCAGCCTCTGAGCTTTCGGTCAGGTCTGCCATGCGTGCAATGCGCGGGTCATCCCAAAGGTTTGATCGCATCTTGATCCAATCGCCCGCCATATCAAACCCCCAACCGTTCTGCAATGGCCTTGAAGGCCTGCTCAAGCTGCTCAGGTGTGGCGCTGGGGTGTTGGTGTGCCCAGGCGCTTTTGGCCTGCTCGTATCGCTGATAAACGCTCATGACATCCGACCTTTCGCCGACAGAAAATAGGTGCCCCATTGCGCTGGTCGGTGCAGTTTTCAAGCCGGTGATCAAGCCAGCTCTAGCAATGGGGCGAAACACGTTTAAAACCTTCGGGTATCTGAGGCGTTAAACAAACGAGGTCTGCTTTTGGGCAGGGAATACGGGGTGCACCATGCGGCGCGTGATGGTGCAGGGGCGTGGGTCCACCTTGCGGTGCAGCTGGCCACCGGCGATCAGGTTGCTGACGCGGGCCGAGACACGGGCCACATCGATGCGGGTGTTGTAGGTGGCCTCATAGGCCCGTTGAATCTCGACCAGGCTCATGTCGCCCACCATCGGGTGGCAGCCACTGGCCACCACGTCCAGGATCTCTTGCTGTTGCTTGGCCAGCTTTTTGGGGTTGATGGCGCGGTAGCTGTCGGATTGGGTATCGAGCGAACTCACACGCTCAGAGGCAGTCATCACGGCTTCGGTCATTTGGGGAACCTCACGATGTTGTTGATGCGTTTGTTGGTCACGTAGCGGGCGGCCAGGGCCTGGCTCACTGCGTGGGTGGCGGCTTGCTCGGTGGTCATGCTGTTGGCTTGCGCATAACGCTCCAGGCGCTCGAGCTCTTGCGGCGACAGCGTGGCCGTGACCGTGGTAGTGGGTTGCGGTTGGGAGCTCATTGGCGTAACTCAAAAGCGACGAAAGTGGGCTCAATGAGTTGCTCGCATTTGCTGGTCTGTGTGCGCAGAATCACCGACAGACGAACGCAAAAACTCGATCATCAAATCACGCACCAGCACAGCAGGCTGCGTGCCGTTGAGCTCAGTAATGGCCTCGATGGCGCGGCGCTCGGTGTCTGTCAAAGACAGGTTGATGCGGTTGTTTCGGATGTGACGCGGATCGGCATACATGGTGCAAAACCCTTAAAAATGAAACGAGAACAAAACGATGGAACTGGACGAACTGACCGCACGACTGGCGAAGGCCGAGGCACGGGTGTTGGCGCTGATGAGCGTGTGCGCGGCCATGCTCAAACACCACCCCGAGCGCGACGAAATGGAAGCCACCCTCGGGCGGCTTGCAGAGCTGCACGAGTGCGCTTTGCTGCCAAAAACACGGCAGGACGCTGTGGCCGAGACTTATCGGTCGA